TGCCTTCACAGGTTCTTACACTGCTGGTGCTGTTGTTGTTACTCTCAACGGTGTTATCCTCACGGATACGACAGACTACACAGCTACAGATGGAACTAACGTCACACTAGCGACTGGTGCTGACGCTGGTGACGAAGTTGGGATCATAGGTTTCCCAACCTTTGTTGTCGCTAATACGCTGGCCCTATCTGGTGGAACACTTACTGGAGCCTTGGCTGGTACGACAGCAAGTTTCTCTGGTGCTGTCTCTGGGGCATCTTTTGCAGCTACAGGCGCTGTCTCTGGGGCTTCTGTTGCAGCTACTGGTGCTGTCTCTGGGGCATCTGGTGACATCTCTGGTGAGTTCATAGCTGACAGCTACAATGAGACTTTCGTAACCCTTACTGCTGCTGCAACTGTAGATGTAGACTGTGAGACAGGTAACGTGTTTGCTCTTACGACAGATCAAAACACTACGTTTACCTTTAGTAATCCCCCTGCATCTGGCACAGCTTATGGCTTTATGCTTCGTCTTACTGCTGGTGGCACTCACACAATCACCTATCCAGCTTCTGTTGATTGGGCTGGTGCTACTGCACCTGATGCACCTGCAAGTGGTGAAACTGATGTGCTTGTGTTTACAACAACAGACGGTGGCACAACTTGGTATGGTGCGCTTGCTATTGATGCGGCGGGGTAATCTGACATGGGTAATATTAGTAGACTTACAAGTTTAGCTGCTGCGGGTGCGGGTGGCCCAGCCTATAAACTTGCGTATTCTAGCTCAACAGAATCTGCCCTTTTAAATTTTTCATCTGGTTCAGTAGATTTATTGTCAAATTTTGGGATAGCCTCTAACACTTTAACATACAGTGCAGATGGTTCCTTAATAGGCACAGCAGACACTGGAGGCAATATAAAGGTCTACACAGCTACAGAGGATTCAGCAAATCTTACTGCTACAGCAACCGCCTATAGACAGATTCGTACTCTTGACTTTAATTCCTCAAAGAATAGAATAGCTGTAGGGGTAGATGATACTTCCCACTGTCTAAGACTTTATAATCTTTCTGGGAGTTCTATTACGCTAAATAAAACAGCGAATCCCAGTGAAAGAGTCTTCCAAGCGTATGCTGTAAAATTTAATTCCGCAGGGCAAATGAACTGGGGGACTAGATGGACTGATCCCGGAATTGGGTATTATTACGTTTATGATTCAACACTGACAACCTCTCTTGGGGGGGAACACCCATCGCAGTCAAGTTTTATTGCAGGGGTTGCACTATACCCACAGAATAACAACAGGGTTGCTGTGGCTGCTTATAATTCTGTAGCATATCAGCCAAACCTATACATATACCAATTAAGTCTACCCTCTATATCAACTCTAGGTAGCTTACAGTTGCCAGGAGGTTCGGCTGGAATAAACGGTAACCCTAGTCAATTCCCCCGTCCAATAGATTATTCTCCAGATGGTAATTATATTGCTATGGCTTTTAGCGGCACTTCTGATGGTACTGGTGTCTATCTTATTGATGTTTCAAATCCAGCTTCGATGAGCATTGTTGCAACCCACACATTATCCAACGGAAGCGCAGCTTCAGTAAGTTTTAGTCCAGACGGGCAGTATCTTGCTTTGGGGATTCGTAGTACAAGCGGTGGTAACCCTTCCCTACTTGTTTTTGACCATAAAACACCAGGAACATTAAATCTTAATGCTTCATACACAGGGCCAACAAATGTATGGTGTGTTCAATTTAGCCCAGTATTGCCAGAATAAAGGAAAACCAAATGCTCGTTAAAATCACAAACGGTAATGTAGATACATACCCCTATTCAGTAGGGCAACTACGCCGTGATAACTCTAACACATCCTTCCCAAAGCAAATCCCTAGTGAGATGCTTGAAAGCTATGGCGTATACACTGTTGTATATACAGACCTGCCAAGCATAGATGAACGGACACAGAAGGTTGAGCAGGAAGCTACACCATCTTTGGTTGCTGGCGCTTGGACTGTTGGCTGGACTACCTCAGATAAAACTGCTGAAGAAGTGCAAGAGTATGACGACACTCAAGCCGCTAGTGTTCGCTCTGAACGTGGTGCTCTTTTGGCTCAATCAGACTGGACACAAGTAGCTGACGCCCCTGTAGATGCTACAGTATGGGCAACCTATCGTCAGGCACTACGGGATATTACAGATCAAGCTGGTTTCCCTAACGACATCAACTGGCCTACACAACCTTAATCAGGAGATAATACTATGAGCAACGCAAGACTTCTCGGTGACATTATTTCCACTGATGGTTCCATCCAACCTTTGTCGTATGCTGAGACTTATGTCGCAGTAACGTCTACTTCTAACGCTACTACAGTGGACTGTGAAGCTGGTAATACGTTTAGCCATACACTGACAGAGAACACCACGTTCACCTTTAGTAACCCACCTGCGAGTGGTACAGCTTACACGATGTCTGTCGAGATCGTCCAAGATGCAGGTGCTTCTGGCTACACAGTTACATGGCCTTCGTCTGTTGACTTTCCTGCCGCTACAGCACCTACACTCACAGCTACTGCCTCTGCTATTGATGTGTTCGTCTTTACGACTAAAGATGGTGGCACTAATTGGTATGGCTTTACGGCAGGTCAAGCAATCGCAACACCAGCATAAGGAGCTTACACAATGGCTACTAAGAAAAAGATGCTACAGGCTGCGGCTGGTAATGCTGGCGGTGAAGCCTTGAACGTAGAAGATGTGTTCAGCACTTATTTGTATGATGGCAACGGCTCTACACAAACTATCACCAACGGCATTGACCTTGATGGCGAAGGTGGTTTGGTTTGGTTGAAGCAAAGGACTGGCGCTGGCTTACAACATGTTCTTTATGATACCGAAAGGGGGAGTGATAGCGCCTTGTTTACCTCTCTTGAAAATGGTGCTGTGACTTCAGGCGGAACGTACACAACTACTTTTAACTCAGGTGGGTTTACTACAAATACATCAGGTGGCAACGTAAATAACAGTGGGCAAGACAACGCCTCTTGGACATTCCGCAAAGCCCCTAAATTTTTCACATGCGTTGAGTATACTGGGGATGGTGTCGCTGGTCGTGAGATTGCACATAATTTAGGTGGCACTGTTGGCAGTATCTTTGTTAAGAAAACAAACGCAACTAGAGAATGGGCAGTATACCACAGAGGTGTAGGTGCTACACACTATGGTGTTATCAACAATACAGACCCATTTTATGACCAAGTAACCTTATGGAACGATACAGAGCCTACTTCCACGCACTTTACTGTTGGGGATAACAACTCAGTAAACACCAATGGTGACACTTACGTCGCCTACCTATTCGCCCACAACGATGGTGACGGTGGGTTCGGCCCTGATGGTGACCAAGATATTATCAAGTGTGGGAGTTATAATCTTCCTTACGGTAGCGTCGATCAGGTTGATGTTGACTTAGGCTTTGAGCCTCAGTGGCTTTTAATAAAACACAGCAGTCCTAGCAATTCAAATTGGTATTTGTACGACACTATGCGAGGTGCAACGCAGGATGTCTTTACCTCTTTATATGCAAACACTTCTGGCGCAGAAGCCAGTCAAGGCAATGCAACTTACCCTAACAAGATAACTCCTACTGGGTTCTCTATTAACCCCGCTTATTTCCCAGTGGCTACTGCTGGTTCAGATTACATCTACATCGCCATTCGCCGTGGTACTAAAGTGCCTGAGAGTGGGACTGAGGTGTTTGCTCCTGTTGTCCATAACCCCGACACTTCTGAAATAAACGTGTCAGGAGGCTTTACAGCGGATGCCTTTATATCCACTAGGACGGGAGGGACTAATAAATACATCACGCCAAGACTGCTGGGTGGACGAACTCTAGTAACAAATATTACGGGGGCAGAAACTGACTACTCAGCAAATATAGGATGGGACACGCAGGAAGGTGTAAACTTCACTGGGTTCTGGTCTTCAAGCACTGATGGCTTCGACTGGCAATGGAAACGTGCGCCGGGCTTCTTTGATGTCGTTGCTTACGAATGGAACGGCACAGCAACAAGAAACGTAGAGCATAACTTAGGCGTCCCCCCTGAGATGTATATAGTCAAAAGACGGAATAGCACCACTGGTTGGTATGTAAGACATAAAGACTTTTTCGGGACTAATGGTTCTATAGTTCTAAACACAACTGCCGCCACGGCTCAGACAGGTATTTTTACGACTGGCGGCACGACAGACACCACATTCCCTGTCGCTAATGACGGCACAGTAAATGCTTCTGGTGGAACCTATGTAGCCTACCTCTTCGCAAGCCTAGATGGTATATCCAAGGTCGGTTCCTACACAGGAAACGGCTCAAGCCAAACGATAAACTGCGGCTTTACGTCAGGTGCAAGGTTCATTCTTATCAAGCGTACTGACAGCACAGGCGATTGGTATGTCTGGGATACTGAACGTGGTATTGTCGCTGGCAATGACCCACACCTGAGCCTCAACACAACGGCTGCTGAAGTTACAACTGATGATAGCATTGACCCAGACAGCAGTGGCTTTATCGTCAATCAGGTATCGGCAACTAACATCAACGTGTCGTCTGCTGAATACATTTTTTATGCCGTGGCTTGAGCCATAATCAACTGACACAGGAGAACATCAATCATGTCAGAATACAGAAACAGAACAACAGGCGAAGTGAAGACGCAGGGGCAATGGCGTTCAGCTAACCCTAACACTTCACTGCCTCGTGTATGGAAAGCAGCCACACTGGATGCACTAGACCTTGACCCTGTACTACGCAGCCCAGCGGCTACTGTAGGTCAGTACCAAACGTCTGCCCGTGATGGCGTTGAGCAAGACGCTAACGGTAACTGGGTAGAGAAGTACGTTGCCCGTGATATGTTTGCTGATACGACT